TTATTTTCTAAACTGGCAATCCATATCTCATCATGAAATGCGCCACGCAATACTTCGGTGCCCCAATATTGCAATACCCATCTAGGAGTAAGATTTGGTAGACCTAATCGCAAAGACCACCATGTATCGACCTGTTCTCGCCATTCTCTGGCTTCTTTGGTACGACCTTCTAGTAGTGTTCTATCCCATCCAAATACTGCTGCTACAGCGTCTTTCAGTGTGCTGGCGAAACTATCTCTCCTAAATTGATGATAATTTACAAGGTAATCTGCTGCTGTGTCTTTGCCGGCCGAGATAAATCCCACAAAACCTATGACCATATGCTCTCCCATTAGATAGCAATATTATATTACAGTCTAGTTAAAAAATCAATCTCAATTTAGCCAGTAACCCAGGTAAGAGGAACACCACCATCTTTGTACGCTGCTAGGTCTGCTTCTAAAATTTCAATTTCGGCCTTGCCTTCAGTCTTGAGAGCAGTTCCGTTTAGAGTGGTGCTGCCCTGTGGGCTAGCTATCTGTCCAAATTTTTCCCTAGCTTCTCCGAGCATGATCTTACAAGTTGCCAAACTATAATCTTTTAACCATTGTCCGGCATATGTATCCTGTAGCAAATTAAAGTCTGGTCTATAGTTGTATAGCCACACTAAAAGTTCTTCCTCATTTCTGGGGCGTTGCATCATGGTTAGAACTTTTGTGGTGCTGTTAAAATTGAAATTTATCTCACTTCCGAACATTTTTCCAACCTGCTTTTGATAGCTGGCAAATGCATAATAGGTAGCCAACCCGCCCATATGCGTGGATGTAAGTAGATAGGTGTTAGAATATGCTAAATTAAACGGTTCAAATAAACTACCGCCATCGCCTCCGCCTGTACGACTTCCTATACTACGACGAAATAGCTGTCTGACCTGCATGACTTCTTTGGGAAGAACATAGTCATTCACATCCATCTGTGTAGTTAAGTACCCAAAACTTTCTTCTACGGCATTACTACTGCGTTGGCGGAATTTAGCCAAAGCACGATCAATTGCAGTATTGTAATGTACAGGATCTAATTCTACGTCCACCATGCCAAACCCCAGCATGGCCTGAATATATTCAACAACCTTTTGACGTTCTGTTAATGTATCGCTCATACGAATATTTACCATAAATATACAATCAAGGAGAACGATATTGCCTCGTCTAAGTTTATACCGTCCAGAGAAAGGCAATGATTTTAGATTTTTAGATCGAATCATTAATGAGGGATTTCAAGTTGGCGGCACCGACATATACCTTCACAAATATTTAGGACCAGTAAATCCTGCCGAAGGCGAGAGTTCTCCGGCGGTTCCTGTTAATACCAATCCAATTCCAGAATTAGGTATTCAAGATTTAATCTTTATGGAAAATAGAGATCGTCATTACGATCCAGATATCTATGTGATGCGCTGCATCTACACCATGCAAGACTTAGATTTTAATCTAAGTCAGTTTGGGTTGTTTTTACAGAATGATAATATCATGGTACATTTTCATCTACGTAACACGGTAGACACAATACAAAGAAAAGTCATGCCCGGAGATGTGATAGAATTGCCGCATCTCAAAGATGAATACGCACTAGATGATAGTCTTGTGGCACTGAAAAGGTTCTACGTTATACAGGATGTTAGTAGGCCTGCTACTGGATTTAGTCAAACCTGGTATCCACATCTGCTGAGAGCAAAGTGTGTGCCTTTGGTAGATAGTCAAGAATTCAAAGAAATATTGGATAGTGATGCTGGTGCAGGAGATGGCAGTACGCTTAGGGATCTTCTAAGTACGTATAAGAAAAGCATTGAAATAAACGATCAAGTTATTGCCGAAGCAGAAAAAGATGCCCCCAGCAGTGGATTTGATACAACTAATTTATATGTTATGCCCACTGTAGGAAGTGGGCTTGTTGATATAGGTGATGCCAGCAAAGAAGATGCCGATGCCAGTGTGGAATTGCAGGTACTAGATGCCAGTGTAATATTAGAAACACCAGAAAAGAATTATTATGTGAAATACCTTGCAGGGGACGGAGTTCCTCCAAATGGATCAGCGTATAACTTTGGAATATCATTTCCATCACATGCTACAAAAGGAGAATTTTTCCTACGTACTGATTATTTGCCCAATAGATTGTTTAGATATGATGGCCGGCATTGGATTAAATTTGAAGAAAACGTTCGTATGACCTTGAATAATCTAGGAAATACAGATACAGCCAGCGGAACTTACGCTGGAAAGCAGGTTAAGAAAACACAGAAAATGACCTTTATTAACAATAATACTACTGCTACAATCAACGGTGAAGTGGTAGTAGAACGTCAGGCACTAAGTAAGGCATTAAGACCAAAGGCAGACAATTGATATGAGTGATTTTTTTTACGACGGGCAAGTAAAACGATACCTAGCACAGTTCATGCGTATCATGAGCAACTTCAGTGTGAAGGATGCTAAAGGACAATTGACCCGTGTTCCTGTAAGATATGGAGACATGAACCGTCAGGTTGGCAACATCCTAAAGAAAAACAGTGAAAACACTATTCCTAGTGCGCCATTTATTTCTTGTTATATCAAAGATTTGCAATATGATCGTGGTAGAATGCAAGAACCTACATTTGTTAGCACAGTGAATATTCGAGAACGAGCAGTAGATGATAATGGCAACGAATACGTAAATGTACAAGGTAGCAACTACACAGTAGAAAGATTAATGCCAGTACCTTATATGGCAGATTTTGCTGCTGATATTTGGACCACCAATACAGATCAAAAATTACAATTATGGGAACAGATTGCCGTATTGTTCAACCCCAGCTTAGAACTGCAAACAACTGACAGTTACATTGACTGGACCAGTATCAGTGTGCTTACACTTAAGAGTCAAACATGGACTTCCAGAGGAGTACCGCAAGGATTAGAACAGGATATTGAAATATTAAACATGGTATTTGATACTCATGTATGGATCACACCGCCAGTTAAGGTTAAGAAGTTAGGCATTATTACTAAAATTATTACCACGGCATTCAGTGTTGATCAAGGTGTGATTGCCAATGACTATGGTAATGCCGATGCAGTCCTGGGATCGCTTGGTGATGATCTTATGAGCATCGTGGTAACACCGGGGGACTTTGATCTATTGGTTATCAATAACATTGCAACATTGGTAGCAAGAACCGGTGAAATGGATAGAATAGAAATTACTGCTCCTGCCTATCAAAACTCTTGGAGGTCAATTCTAGATCTATATCCAGGATCATTTAGAGCAGGGCTAAGTCAATTGAGATTAATGAAGCCCGATGGAACAGAAATTGTAGCATATATCAGTTTAGATCCAGTGGATGAGCGTCGTATGGTGTTAAACATTGACAGCGATACTATACCTACCAATACCATCATTGCCGGCCGCGGCACGGTAGATGCTATAATTAATCCAGAAACGTATAATCCTTCTGGCAGGGTAACTGGTACTCGTTATTTAATTTTAGAAGATATTAATATCAACAGCCATTATACAGATACCGGATATGATGGGCCCGATGCATGGAAAAACGGCGATGGATCGGACCCACAAGCATATGCAAATGACATTATTGAATGGGATGGCAGTCAATGGAATGTTGTTTTTGACTCCGGTGCTACTACCACAGTGACCTATGTGACTAATTCATATACCGGAGTTCAATACAAGTGGAGTAGCGGGTCTTGGACCAAGAGTTTTGAAGGTATTTACGATAAGGCAGCATGGCGATTAATACTGTAAATCGAATTGTCTGTAGTGGAGGGCTGTTTTTAGCTCGTGATACTCATAGATTTTTGTTCTTATTGCGTAGCCTGGGTAAAACTGCCGGAACTTGGGGATTGGTAGGTGGTAAAAAAGAGCCAGAAGATAATACTCCGGTAGATGCTCTTGTTAGAGAAATACAAGAGGAAGTAGGGAAAACTCCGACAATTAAAAAAATTGTACCTTTAGAATTATTCACCAGTAACGACCAGCACTTTCAATATAATACATACGTTCTGCTGATAGATAAGGAATTTATTCCTACTCTAAACGAGGAGCACGAAGGATATGCTTGGTGTAATTATAATTCGTGGCCTAAGCCATTACATCAAGGTGTCAAGAATAGTTTCAATAATAAAACAATACGAGCCAAATTAGAAGTGGTGCTGGATTTAATTTAATAGATCTGGTCCAAACGCCCAAGTTCCAAGATGTCTCAGTTCCATGCTGAGATTGGTGTCAATTTTAACTGTGTATCCAGCCTGCGACATCTTTTGGCAAAGTATCATATCTTCGCCAAGGTGATCGTTGCTTTCGGGACTCCATCCAAATTCAAACCATGGTTTAGAGATATCGTCAAATATGTCCGCCCGCATTAACATACAGCCCATGCCCACTCCTTCCACAGGAACCAATTCATCCCTGGCCTCAAAAGGCAACGGATTCTGCCAATTACCGATTGTCTCATATGCAACACCCTTAGCAGGTAGTTGTCGTCGAATATAGTTAGCAGCCACAACGGGTTCATTGTGAGCTAACAGCCTCAATGCGGTGCTAGCAGGAGCAACAATATCACTGTCTAACCATAGAAGATATTCTGCTCCGGTTTCTCTACCAAATGTAGCAAGGCGTTCTCTCTGCGTGAGTAG